CTGGTTTAGTTTCCCCGCCAAACGACTCCAAAAGCCACGAAAATGACTGAGCAGGTCATAGAAGGTCACCAACCGACCGCAAACGGCTTAAACGGGCTGCAAACGGTTTTGGGTAGAGACACAGAAGGGCAAAACACGCTATTTGGCGTTCAAACCCCGCGAATCCACACGCCATTGAACGATTTACCCTCACGCGGGGGCGAATTGATTGATTTAGCCAGCGATCTAGGCATTGATCTTATGGAATGGCAGAAATTTGCACTTATCCACACCCACAAAGTCAAGCCCGACGGTCGCTGGGCTACGCCTGTCAATTGCATTGTCGTAGCCAGGCAACAAGGAAAATCATTTTTGCAGCTGATCAGGATTATGGGCGGTTTGTTTTTGTGGGACGAAAAGTTGCAAATTGGCTCGGCGCACCGTTTGTCAACATCACTTGAACAATTTAGGGCAATGGTTGAAATGATCGAGGGCAACGACAATTTGGCAAAACAGGTCAAGAAAATTCGTTGGCAACATGGTGGCGAAGAAATTGAGACTATGACGGGCAACAGGTTTATTGTGCGCGCGGGTGGGTCGGCTGCTCGCGGTGTTTCACGCCCGTCAACCATTCACCTGGACGAATTACGCGAAATGACCGACATTGAAAGTTTTGCGTCATTGCGTTACACCCTTATGGCGGCGCAAAATCCTATGGTCATGTCGTACACAAATGCAGGCGATTCCAGTTCCGTCGTACTAAACGATTTTAGAAATCGCGCGCTTGCACGTATTGCTGGGGCAGATGATGAAATCGGTTATTTTGAATGGTCAGCACCAACTGACGAAATCAGCGTTGAAAACGCGCGTCACTCAAATCCGTCAATGGGCTATTTGTTTCACCCTGACAATGTTCGCAGTGTTTTGAACGACCCCGCTGACGTCGTAATGACGGAAGTGTTGTGCCGTTGGGTTGTGGCAATTTCTTCAGCCGTGGACGCAGCTAGTTGGGGCAATTGCCTGGACAAAACTATCGACCTGGACGCTGACAAATTGACCTGGCTTGCGATTGATCTTTCGCCCGATAGAAAACACGCAAGTTTGGTCGGGGCGCAAAAATTGGGTGAAGAAAAGTTTGTCGTCAAATTGCTGCACACCTGGTCAAACGAATTGCAATTGGACGATAAAGCAATCGCTAACGACCTTGCAGACTATGCGCGCAGGTATCCGACGGAATACGTGCTTTATTCACGAAAAACGTCAGGCGCGGTTGCCGCACGGCTTGCGCCCGCTGGAATTCCAATTTTTGACATGGACGGCGCATACCCGCAGGCGTGTGACGAAATGTTGAGCGCGATCAATTCAGGGCGATTGAAACACCGTGGGCAATCCCAGTTGACTGAAGAAATGTTGTCTGCGGTGCAATTGCGTCGTGGCGACGGCGGCTGGGTTATCGGTAGACGTGCAAGTCAGGCGGTCGTGTGCGGTGCAGTGGCGACTGCCCTGGTCACACATTTTGCGACACGCCCAGAGAATGATCTTGACATCATGGTGGGTTGATCGTATAAGCCTGACACAATTCGGGCATGGCATTTTCTGATCTATTTATCCGCAAGGCTACGCCTGCCGTCACAGTCGAAGCCGCGCAAGTGGACGCAGCTGCTATCGCGCCGTATTACAGTGAAGTAGGAAATCTATTTCTATTCGGCGGGATAGTAACTGCCTCACGCGCTGAAGCAATGAGCGTGCCAACATGCGCACGGGCTTTAGGCATTATTCAAACAATTGGTTCATTACCAATGCACACGCGCAATGAAGCAACAGGCGAAAAGGTTTCACAACCGCGTGTGATCAATCAACCTGACCCGCGTATCCCTGGGACAACATTTTGGGCGTGGATTATTTCAGACTTGTTTTTCTTTCCCAGTGCGTATGCGTACGTTATGGAACGTTATGCGGATACGGGCAAAATTCGTGCAATGGAAAGAATTGCGCCTGAGCGGGTAACAATTACAACCAACGGCATGGGTTTTGAAATTGTGTCGTATCAAATTGACGGTGCTTACGTTGACCCTTCAAATCTAGTTGTTTTCCAGGGCACGCAAGAAGGTTTGCTTAGCCGCGCAGGTCGTACGATCAGAGCAGCGGCAGCGTTGGAACGCGCAGCAATGAATTTTGCAAATGAGCCAATTCCACAAATGATTTTGAAATCCAATGGCACATCATTGCCAGCCGACAGAATTTCAAAGTTACTCACGTCATGGCGTACTGCCCGCGCAAGCAAATCAACGGCATTTCTTAACGCTGACGTAAGCCTGGAAACAATTGGTTATGACCCAAAGAATTTGCAGCTGAATGAAGCGCGCAACTACGTTTCATTGGAATTGGCACGCGCATGCGGTTTGCCAGCCTATTTCACAGACTCACAACAATCCAGTTTTACTTATTCAAACGCGCTGGACAAACGTCGTGACCTAGTCGATTTTGCTTTCAGAAATTACATGTCCATAATTGAACAACGTTTGTCATTTGCTGATTTCACACCAGCGGGCAACAAAGTTTCATTTGATCTTGATGATTTCTTGCGTGGTAATCCATTTGAACGCGCGCAGGTTTACGAAATCTTAAATCGAATTGGCGCAATGTCAATTGATGAAATACGCGAGGAAGAAGACATGCTGCTATGAAAAAAGTGACCACACCGTTTCAAATAACCGCTGCCGATTCCGACAGTCGCACAATCACTGGCACAATTGTGACGTTTGAGGAAACTGGCAACGCTTCAATTGGAAAAGTTCAGTTTGCAAAAGGTTCAATTGAGCCAACGCCAGTTTTGCTTAACCTAGAGCATGACCGTTCACGCAGAATTGGAAAAACATTAAGTATTGAAAGCAATGACCAAAACATGACGGCGACGTTTAAAATTGCTGCAACAACAGCAGGCAATGACGCATTAGTTGAAGCGGCTGAAGGTTTGCGTGACGGATTTAGCGTGGAAGTTGCATTTGACGAATACGAAACATTAAAAGACGGAACAGTGCGAATTTTAAAAGGTGAATTGACTGCCGTTGCATTAACGTCGGAACCTGCAATCAGATCAGCGCGCGTTGAGTCAGTCGCAGCAACGGAAGAAGAAATTTCAGATTCGACAATCGAACCTGAAGCACCACAACCAACAGAAGGAGAAGACGAAGTGGAAGACACCGTCAAAGACGCTGCAACCGCCGAAACGGTTGAAGCCGCCCAGTCAATCACCGCAACTGCAAATGCAGTTGGTGGTTGGAAATCAACACCACGCATTGAAATCACTGCTGCTAAGTACCTTGAAAACAAAGTGCTTGCTGCAACTGGTGATGAGTCAGCGCGCCAATACGTTCTAGCAGCTGATAACACAACAGACAACGCAGGACTTGTTCCTACACGTCAGTTGACTGAAGTTATCAACGGACTAGGCACAAGAATTCGCCCAAGCATTGACGCCATTTCTAGCGGTGCATTGCCTGACGCTGGAATGACATTTGAAATCCCGAAGATTACACAAATGCCAACAGTTGCAGTCACAGCCGAAGACGCAGCGTTCTCAGATACTGACCAAAATTCTGCGTTCCTATCAGTGGACGTAAAGAAATTTGCGGGACAGCAAAAATTCTCCGTAGAATTATTGACCAGAACTTCACCATTGTTTTATGACGAACTATTGCGAAATATGGGCGCAGCCATGGCGAAGGCGCAAAATGCTTACGTCAACGGTTTGTTAATTTCAGGCGCATCACTTGATGCAACAACAGTAGCAACATACCCAACAGCAACTGAATTGCTTGGAATAATTTCACGCGGTTCAGCAAGCGTTTATGGTGCAACTGCTGGACTTGCAAATCCATTTGCACGCAACCTAATTGCGTCAACAGGTCAGTGGGCAAACCTTATGACATTGAATGACTCAGGTCGTCCAATTTATTCACAGGTCTCAAACCCTATGAACCAACCAGGTGTTGCAGTACCAACATCACTAACAGGAAACGTCGCGGGATTGAACCTGTACGTTGACCCAACAAACGGTGGCGACGGCGACGGAACACTCTTAGTCGTTAACCCTGACGCATACACATGGTACGAAGGTACGCAGTACCAATTGCGTGCTGAATCAACAGCCGACGGTTCAATTACCGTGGGTATTTATTCATTTGGTGCGTTGGCAACAAAGATTGCTGCGGGCGCGTTCAAGAATAACAAGGCGTAAGCCAAATCTAATCATGCGCTACGGTCACTCCCGAACGTAGCGCAGCAGATCGAGAGGAACGGAAATGCCAAGTATCGTGTCAACGCAGCAATTGCGTAGTGTGCTTGGCGTTTCCGTTTCACTTTATCCTGACAGTTATTTGGACGAAATTATCAACACCGCTGAAGCCGTTATTTTGCCAATGCTGGTTGCAAACACTTCAGCCGTTAACGCTTACAAATTAGAATCAAACGTGGCGACGTATTACACGCAGCGCGCTCATCATTTTGTTGCTGGTCAATCGGTGATTGTGGCGGGTTTGCCAGCACCATTTTCAGCAACCGTCACAGTCGTTGACGTCAAAGAGTATTCATTTACCGCAGCGCTAACCAACGCCGACGTTAAATTGCGGGATATAATTCCAACAGGCACGGCAACACTTTCAGGCTATTCCGCAGCTGAAATCTATGCCAACAGTGCGCCCATTGAATCGGCAATCCTTGCGGTCAGCGTTGAAGTTTTCCAATCACGCGTTGCAGCGGGTGGCGAAATCCAGGGTGTTGATTTTGCTTCGACGCCGTACAGAATGGGACGCAGTTTGACCAATCGCGTGTCAACCTTGCTTATGCCATTTTTAGACGTTGAGACGGTTGTTCAATAAATGCCAGCCAACGCCGTTTCCGAAACCCGTGCAGCCTTAGCCAACGCGTTCAGCGGGCTTGCTGCAAACATTTACCCAAGCGTTCCAGAGTCGCCAATTCCACCCGCAATCGTGGTTGTTCCGAATTCACCTTATTTTGAAATTGTCTTGCTAGGCAAATCACAAACAAAAGTTAAAATCAATTTTGCCATTTCTGCAATCGTTGCTTCAAATAGCAACGCAGGGTCACTTGATAACCTGGAAAAACTAATCATGGGAATTCTCGCGGCAATGCCCGCGGGATACGTTGTTGGGGTCGTAGAGAAACCAACGGTGCTTGAAGTGGGTCAATCACCAATGCTCGTCGCAGACATTAACGTCTCCACCTATTACACACAAACAACATAAGGAGTAAAAATGCCAACAACAGTAATAACTGGGCGCGACGTCACCTTTACTATTGGTGGCAATAATTACGACGCCCAAGCGACAAGCGCGGTTTTATCCAATAGCCCAACAATTGAAACGTACCAAACACTTGACGGCAAGGTTTACAAACACATTGACGATCAGTTTACATTTGACGTCGAAATGCTTGCAGACTGGGGCGCAACTGGTTCATTGTGCGAGGGTCTATGGAACGCAACAGAATCAGCACCAAACACGGGAATCAACACAGTGTTGACCGCCGCTAGTGGTGCTACATTCACATTCCAAATTCTTCCAGCGTTTCCAAGCGCAGGCGGAACTGCACCTGACGCGCAAACCGTGTCACTTTCATTCACCGTTATCGGTATTCCAGCCGAAGCGTTTTAGTCAAAAAAATCGGGAGACAAAATGAAACTACCAATCACAATTGAATACAACGACGGCGTGCAGGCAACGTATGTTGCCGCACCGCCTGAGTGGGTCAAATGGGAAAAGCACACAGGCAACACTATTTCAAATGCCCAGGACAAAATCGGCATTGCTGATTTGGTTTTTCTTGCTTATCACGCCATGAAGCGTGAGGCAGCTGGTAAACCAATCAAGCCAATGGACGTTTGGACTGAGACAATTGCTGAAGTGATCGTCGGTGAGGCAAACCCAAAAGCCACCCAGTCGGAAGCCTAAGTAGAATCGTTTGGGAAGTAGCCCTGGCAACGGGGCTACCGCCCAGCGAATTTGAAAGTGCCGAAGACATTTTGACAGTCATTGAAATTTTGGAGAGGCGGGAAAATGGCAAGTAAGCCAGGTATAACCTACGACAAATCCGAATTGTCTGCCATTGCCAAATCTTTCAAAGCAATGGACGAGGAAGCCTTAACCCAAACAAAAGAGACTTCCAACAAATTGGCAGATTTTGTCAACACCAAAATTGGTGAAGCCGCTAGTCAAGCGCAGGCGATTCCAAAGGTTGCAACCCGTATTGCGTCAGGCGGTAAGGTTTCCAAAACATCAAAGTTTGGTGAAATCAGTTACGGTTTTGCACGCCAAAAGTTTTCAGGCGGTGCAACAACCCAAGACTTATGGGGCGGGGCTGAATTTGGTTCAAACAAGTATAAGCAATTTCCAGTGTGGTCAGGTCGTGAGGGTAAGGGTTCTCGCGGTTGGTTTATCTATCCAACATTGCGCAGCGTTCAGCCTGAAGTAATCAAGCGTTGGGAAACGGCATTTGCTGACGTAGTAAAGAAGTACGACTGACATGGCAGGTTCACGCACGCTTAAACTGACGATACTTGGTGACGTTGCCGACTTATCGAAATCATTAACAACTGCAAACAAAGACGTCGACGGGTTTGGCGAAAAGGTTGGCAAAGTCGGTTTGGCAGTTGGTGCTGCATTTGTTGCCGCTGCCGCAGCTGCGGGCGCGTACGCCGTCAAAATTGGCACTGAAGCCGTCACCGCTGCAATTGCTGACGAAAAAGCGCAGACACAATTGGCAACTGCGATCACGGCTGCCACTGGTGCAACAAATTTGCAAATTGCTGCCATTGAAACACAAATCACCAAAACATCATTGGCAACTGGTGTTGCAGACGATCAGTTGCGCCCAGCATTGGGACGTTTGGTTTTGGCAACCAATTCGACCAGCACCGCGCAAGGATTACTCAACACGGCGTTAGACGTCAGTGCTGCAACAGGCAAGCCGTTGGAAACAGTCACCAACGCATTGGCAAAAGCCTATGAAGGCAACACAACTGCCCTGGGTAAATTGGGCGTTGGCTACGGCGCAGCTGAACTAAAGGGTAAAGATTTCAACACAATCGTTGGCGAATTAAACACTCAATTTAGCGGTGCGGCTGCAACGGCGGCGGGTACTTATCAAGGACAAATTGACAAATTAAAAGTTGGGTTTGATGAAGCCAAAGAATCATTAGGCGTTGCGTTATTACCAGTCATTCAAACATTTATTACATTTTTGAACGACACCGCGTTGCCAGCGGTTTTGAAGGTTGTTGGTGCATTTACTGACAAGGAAAGCGGTTTAAATAAAGGAATCACAAACGTCACTGACACGTTGAAAAACGTTGCTGAACCAATTTGGGAAGGTTTGGTTAAGGCGTTTGGATTTATTAAAGAGGCACTTGCTGGAAGTAAAACAGAATTTGAATCGTTTGCAAATGTTGTTAAAACCGTTGCACCAGTTTTGGGAACGGTGTTGGGTGGTGTTATTACCGTCATTGGCAAAATTGCAAGCGTTGTTTTGACACTTATTGCTAAGGTCGCGGGTGCAATTGCGCCAATTTTAAACACCGCAATTGACGGAATCAATTTAGTAATCAAGGGTATAAATTTAATCAATCCAGGCGAGGACATTCCACAATTAAAGAAAATTGGAACACCCGTTGGCACGCCAGGGTTTAGCGGTACAACACCAGGCGGGCAATCATTTGCAGGCACGTTAAAAGTGCCAGCAATCCCAGGGGTCACAACAACAACCAGCGGAACAAAAACCACTGCAACAACGGGTGGAAAAACGGCAGTGGCTGCGGCTGGTCTCACAACGGCTTCAAAGGTTGCTGCAACGGCTGCGGCGTCGACTTCCAACATTGTTACGGGTTCATTCAATGCTGGCTCATTTAGAGCAGCTGAAGCGGCAACAACGCCACCAACTATCAACCTGACCGTTAACGGTGCGCTGGATTCTGAAGGCACCGCCCGCACAATTGTCCAAACCTTAAATGATAGTTTCTACCGCGGCACGGGCGGCGCAAGTAGTTTGCAAATAGCATGACACAATGGTCGCCGATTTGGCAGGTTGAAATTGACGGCGTTGAATACACAACGGCGGTTCTAGCAAACCTTTCATTGACCAGCGGGCGCACAAACATTTATGAGCAGGCGCAGGCAGGTTTTGTCACTATTCAACTGATCGACGTAAACCAAACTGCAATTCCAGTTTCGATCAATTCGACCATTTCGGTACAGGTCAAAAATTCAGCCGCCACATTTGTCCCGTTATTTGGTGGCAATGTTGTGGACATTGCACTGGAAGTGCGTGACGTAGGTTCGACCATGTTTACGCAGACTTACACAATCACCGCCCTTGGTGCGCTGGCACGTTTGCCAAAAATTTTGACCAACGGCGTTTTGTCAAAGGATTTTGACGGTGAGCAAATTTATGACATTTTGCAAGCCGTTTTGTTTGCGCAGTGGCAACAAGTTCCAGGGGCATTGACCTGGGCAACCTATGACCCGACAACAACCTGGGCAACGGCTGGCAATACAGGTTTGGGTGAAATTGACCGCCCTGGAAATTATGAATTGGCAGTGCGTTCATCAAATCGAACTGACGTTTATTCATTGGTTGCAGCCCTGGCAACTTCAGGGCTTGGCTACATTTACGAAGACGCTCAGGGACGCATTGGTTATGCCGATTCAACCCACCGAACCAATTATTTAGCTGCAAACGGTTATGTTGACATTGACGCAAGACACGCCCGCGGACGAGGATTGAAGATTCAAACGCGTGCGGGTGACGTCCGCAATTCATTAACTATCAAATACAACGCAACGAGCAGCGCGGAAGAATCTGCCAGTGACGCAGCCTCAATTGCTGAATTTGGCACGTTGGCGCAGATCATTACAACCACGCTTCACAACAGTGCTGACGCAACCGCCCAGGCAAATTTTTATTTGTCCTTACGCGCTCAACCACAACCAATTTTCAGTTCAATTACGTTCGACTTAACAAACCCTGAAATTGACGACGCAGACCGTGATGACCTTCTGAACGTTTTTATGGGTGAAGCAATTGCCCTGACCAATTTGCCGTTGAACATGAATTCAGGCACGTTTCAGGGATTTGTCGAAGGCTGGTCGTTCAATGCCAGTTACAACCAACTGTCCGTCACGTTATTGTTATCGCCGTTGGCTTACTCATTGCAGGCAATGCGCTGGAATGACGTGCCAATAACCGAAAAATGGAACACCGTGTCGCCGACATTAACGTGGGAATATGCCACAATAGTGGCGTAGAAAAGGGGAAAAAATGGCAAATCCAACAACCAATTATGGTTTTGTGCTTCCAACGTCGACTGACTTGGTCACCGACCTACCAGCCGATTTTGACGTCGCACTGCAAGGTGTTGACACACGATTGAAAGCCTTGCAACCAGGCACAACGCTGGGGGATCTTGCTTATTCTTCAGCAACGGCAAACACAAACACCCGTTTGGGCATTGGTAGCAATGGACAGATTTTATCCGTTGTTGCTGGTGTCCCAGCCTGGGTTGCAAATGACGTTGGTGACATTACAGGCGTAACGGCGGGCATAGGTATTTCAGGGGGTGGAACATCAGGTGACGTAACCGTTACAAATTCAATGGCAACTGCCATTGACGCAAAAGGTGATTTAATTGCTGGAACGGCTGCTGATACTTTCAGCCGAATAGCAGTTGGCGCAAATGACACGGTTTTGACCGCTGATTCATCAACTGCAACAGGATTAAAGTGGGCTACGCCAGCGTCAGGTGGCATGACTTTATTATCAACTACAACATTAACTGGCTCAAGCGTCACCGTTAGCAGCATTAGCGGAAGTTATACTAATTTATTTATTTTATTTAATGCTTTATGGCCTACTACAAACGGCTCACGATTTAGATTTAGATTAAATGGCTCAACAAGTTCGGTAGATTACAATTATCAACCTTCTGGCGATAATTTTTTTGCTTTTCCTGTAAGTACACCAAGTAACGGCACAAACGGTAAATTAGGTAGCGCGGCACTTTTAATCAATAACTACGCCAATACAACAACTTGGAAACAATACGCTCTACAACAAACTTCAACACAGCAAGCAGACGATAATAACTGGATTGGTGCTAGTAAAGATACCGAGGCTTGGACAAACACCAGTGCAATTAATTCTATAACTATTCTTACATCAAGCGGAAACATTAACGGCACAATGCTTATTTACGGGGTGAAATAATGACAAAACCAATGATCACAATTCATGATCTTGCAACGAACGAAATCGTTGAACGGGAAATGAACGCTGATGAATTTGCACAACACCAAAAAGATTTGGCAGCTGATCAAGCAGAAAAAGCCGCAGCCGAAGCAAAAGCAACTGCACGTCAGGCGGTTTTGAATAAATTAGGTTTGACCGCTGAAGAAATGGAAGCATTGCTTTCATGACTTACCCAGCGGGAACAAATGCTAGGTTGATCGAAGTCGCTGCAGCTGAAATCGGCACGGTTGAAGAAGGCGACAACCTGACAAAGTACGGCGAATTTACGAAGGCAAACGGTTTGCCCTGGTGCGGTTCATTCGTCAATTGGTGTGCAGCGCAGGCAGGCGTCAAGATTCATTCCGTTGTTGGCACGGCGCAAGGCGCACATAAATTTAAGGAAATTCAACGTTGGTCAAACATGCCGCAATTGGGCTATTTGGCATTTATGGATTTTCCACATGACGGCGTTGATCGCATTTCTCACATTGGAATTGTTGTGGGCTTGATCGATTCAAAAACTTGCGTCACTATCGAAGGCAACACCAGCGGGACAGGCGACCAGCGCAATGGCGGAATGGTCATGGTTAAGGTGCGTTCATACGGTGAAGGCAAGGAAATCGTTGGTTTTGGAATTCCAAAGTTTGTCCCATACAAGGGCGAATTTCCAACGGTTGCAGTTCCAACTTCGGGAGACAAACCAAAGAAGGAGACAAAAAAATGGACCAAGCCAAAGCCGTAGCAGCCTCATGGGCGCGCTCATTTATGGCAGCCGCGCTCGCGTTATACATGGCGGGCGTAACCGACCCAAAGACAATTGCAATGGGTGGCATTGCCGCAGTTGCACCAGTGATCTTGCGTTGGTTGAATCCAAATGACAAAAGTTTCGGGTCTACGGGGAAGTGACTCGGAAGCCAACGGCGGTGGCAATAGTTCTCACGTGCGGGCTATTGCTTACCGCTTGCGGTTATCAGGGTTGGATACGTTATGAGTGCCAAGAATTCGACAACTGGGCAAAAGCCGAATGTCAGAAACCGCAATGCGTCCCGACTGGAACATGCACTGACGACATACTTGGAATTGAATCGGAACAAACCAGCACGCCGTAAATCGCCTGAAGAAATCCACGCGCAGCTGATTTTGATTATTGGCGCAACCCTTGCAGCCGTTTTTCTTATTGTGACGCTAGGCATAACCTACGCGTTGATTTTTGTCACGCAACCAATTGGGGCGCAAGCACCAAACGACGCAGCATTTATTGATCTATTGAAAACCCTGGCAATTTTCTTGACTGGTTCGCTGGGCGGTGTACTTGCTGGAAACGGACTGAAATCTAAGCCAAAGCCCGCAGACACGCCGACAAACACGCAAGGTTCTTGACGGCGCGTCGATCGTGCTTCACCCTTATGGCAGGTGGTAACACTTACCGCCTAGATTCGGGAGAAATCAAAAATGGTACTTGATCTACTTGACCCTGAGACATTGGGGCGTTTGGTGCTGGCAATCATTCTTATGGTGATTTCAGCTGCGGCAGGTTACGCAAAAGGATTTAAAGAGGGCAAGCGTGAAGGCATTGCACGCCGTAAGGCAATGGTTCGCCACATTGCAAACAAGGCGGTCAAATAATGGGATTCCTGGACAATTACGAGGCAAGCCGTGAGCGTTTAGAACGCTGGTTGAGCAGTTTCCCATTGGGAAGAATTGAAACGCGAATTGTTGAATTTAGTGCGGAAAAAGGTTATGTCCTAGTTGAAGCAAAAGCGTTTAGAAATTATGACGACATTTTGCCAGCAGGCATTGATTACGCACACGGATACGTTGGCGCATACCAGGCAAACATGAAACGTTGGTTTGTTGAGGATACGGTCACCAGCGCAATTATGCGCGTCCAGCAACTTGTCATGGGCGGGGCTGAACGTACCGTGCGGGAAGTCATGGAACAGATCGAAAACACACCAGCCAAAATTGCTAACGCTGAAAAGGATTATGATTATTGGACGACCAAATTTGGCGACGTGCCAAGTCACAAAACCGCAGCTGAAGCCGAACAGGCAGGTGTTCCGTCATTGGGGTCATCAATGGACGAAATCAAAAAACAACTAGGCGGCGAATTGATTGCTGAAGCACCGCAGTGCCGTCACGGTCACCGCGTTTGGCGTACTGGTACCAGCAAGGCGGGCAAGGATTGGGCAAATTATTCATGCGTTGGGCGCAAGCCTGACCAGTGCGACCCTATTTGGTACGTATTTACCAGCGACGGAACATGGAAGCCACAATTATGAGCGACTTCGATCTAAAAAAGATTTACACATCACCAGACGGCAAAATTTACAGTTTTAGCGGCTACGGCGGCGTAGAAAATTGTTCAGATTGTGACGATTTCACGCAAGTCAATGAGTATGACCGTGATGATTCATTGGTCGTTTTCTTTTGCAAGCGTTGTGAAGATCGGTTGCATTTATGAGCGATTACATTGAATTGATAAACCCGCAAACCCGCATTTGCAAATTATTGCAAAACGGTGAAGTTATAGCCGAATACAAAATGGAACAATGCGACAAATGCTCAATGCTGGCAAAGGTCGACGAATTCGGCTACCAGCGCGGGCAACGCGGCGAAAAACTATTGTGGTTTTGCGGTGGTTGCAGGTGAAAATGCAGCTGACACGGGCTGAAGAAATTGAGTGTTTAAAGGCTGCAATCCAATTTTCAATTGACGGTGACAACCAGGTCAATGACGCTGCACGGTACAACACGGAAATTGGGTTTTTCGAATTCATTGCTGAATGGGCTGAAACCATTGGCAGTGAATGGGTTGTTGCCAAATACCTGGGTGTTGCCTATGACCCGCATGAACCAAAATACAAAGTCAAGGCTGACGTGGGCAATGGGATTGAAGTCAAGTGGACGAAGTACGTTGCCGGGCAATTGATCGTTCACGAATACGACCGCACAACAGACATTGCAGTGCTGGTGACTGGCAAATCACCGCATTACTTCATTGCTGGGTGGATTCCCGTAGCAATAGCCAAAAAGCCGCGTTATCGCCATTCCAAGCAACCAAACTGGTGGGTTACGCAAATCAATCTGCAACCTATTGAGAATTTGAGGAAGTCAACCTATGGACAAACTGCAATTTGAGTGCCGATTATGCAAACGGAAAACAACGCAGCTGATTGTCAGAATTACCGATTTGTTGCCACCAGGGGTGGAGACTATTCAATGCACAGTGTGCAGTTGTATGACAGTTGCACAGATTGGGGCACAAAATGCCAATTTATGAATTTAAATGCCAGGTGTGCCAAATCAGTGTTGAAGTGGATCGAAGTATCCATGAAGAACGCGAACCAATTTGCTGCGGGGCAAACATGAGTCGTCTCTACTCAACTTTTGGCATTTCATTCAAGGGTGAAGGCTGGGGTCATCAATGAAAAGTTATCCACAGAAGTTATCCACAGGTGCAAAAACCCTGTGGGACACGCCCAACACCATGCGTAAGTTATTCATTTACTTGACAGGCGCGGTACGATCTAATCGCTTGAAGCGCGCCGCTGAGGCGGTGAGCGCGCGAGGGCGAATCGATCTAATGGGCAAGGTCTATGCCTTATTGGCAGTGCTTTCAATAACGGGCACACTCAATGCAAATGCAGCTAATTATTCAATTGACCATTTGAAGTTGTACGCGCATTCTCGTTTGCTGGATTATCAGCAATTCCAGTGTTTCAATAAGATCATCACAAAGGAATCACGGTGGTCATACACTGCACACAATGGCAGTCATTACGGATTGGGTCAAATGCGATCTACTTACTATCGTGACCTTGACCCATTCAGACAAATTGACCAAACAATCAAATACATAACGAAACGTTACCAAACACCATGCAAGGCATGGGCGTTTCATCAACAAAGGAATTACTACTAATGGCAAGCGCATTGAAGGACAATGGTTCAACATCACAGTGGCGCAAGATCAGGCAACGCATACTGCAAAGAGACGGACATACTTGCCAGCAATGTGGACTGGAAGGCAACACAGTCGATCACATAGTGCCGAGAAGTATGGGTGGGGGCGATCAAGATTATAATTTGCAATGCTTATGCAACGCCTGTAATGCCTCAAAAGGGGGCATAAATAGGGCTTCCAGGAATAGTGCAGGAAATGCCCTACAGGGGGGGTTTTTTAATACATCTAGGACAC